CCGATAGCGGCGCTCCCCTTATAATTAAACGCCGTCATAGCGGCGGTATATTCAACAAACGCCGCCAAACCGACAGATATCGCGGCGGTCAAAGATACTACGGCAGCAGCGACGCCACCGAGAGCTATCCCGTATGCCTTGGAAAGTGCCTGTCCGGTTTTAAGCAGTAAGTTAACCGACGCCAGTGTCGCTGCTGTTATTACAAACTCGGCGACAAATGCAATTGCCGTCCAGAACAGCATGCGCATTGACTTATTAAGTTTATTCATTAATCTTGAGCTAATAGAAACTTCCCTGTTAAGTCCTTGGTGCCCCTTCATGGCGCCGGACAGATTATTTCCGTAACTACTTAGCCCTCTATTCTGTTTTGACATTGCCGCGTTGAGGCCATTAACGGACGCCAAAACAGCGGAAAGACCCTTGGTGCTGAACTTTACGTCTACATCTACATCTGGCATGTGAACCTCTCGCCCCGCTGAATGGCCTTGTTATTAGCGGTTATCCGCCTCCTGCTTGTGGCGATCAGCCTCTATTACTTTAGCACAGGCGTAACGAATTATCCACTCATCGGTGGTTGAATCAAGGATCCGAATTGGGTCGGTACCCCACAATTCTCCGAGCCTGGCCGCCGCAATAACCCGCGGATCTTCGGTCAGCTCTTCAATTGCTACTTCGTAGGGTTTTCTGAACTCTCGGCCGTGATCGTGTCACCAAAACCGCACGCTTCAATAATCGCCAGCGCCGCGGCCTCAACGTGAGCATCCAGGCCAAAGAATTTTTGAACACAATCGGGAATTGCCTTGACGGTTCCCGTCATTTCAAGAACGGACGCAGAGGCAAAAGTCAGTGGCCATCCGTCGTCCTGTGCTTCGTTCCCGTTAAAGAAAATTCCCTTTGTCGTCTGTCCGACTACGGTGCATGCGAACCGCGTTGAATCCATGCCCTTTGGGCTGTCTCCGCCATTTTGTTTTTGCCATGCGCGCAGCTGTTGCTGCGTGACATTCGGGGACACGAGGAGCTTTACTCCCGAACGCTCCGGAACGTCAATGAAAACATCATGTCGTTCAACTTTTCGCGCAATCACTTGTTTCAATTGCTTGAGGATTGAATCCTCTGTCTCGACGGGGGCGGATGTTACTGATGGGGTTTCGTTGTTTTGGGCCATTGGCATAACCTAGCATACACATAGCAGGGACGGCGTAACTCGTCAGCCTACTACAAACCGGCTTTCATGCCGGTTTTAGCTAAATACCGAACGCTACTGGTGCGGCCCTGCCATTGATGGCAAATGTCAACGCAAACGTTGCCGGGGCGCCCGAGGAAGAATCGCCATCTGGCTCGGTTAGGCCGACTAGCAATGCCCCCGAGTAGGAACGATCTGGAACCCCCGACGCGATATCGCAATTCAGTCTAAAAATCGTGATGTCGTAAAAAGCCCTGCCGACAAGAGTCCGCAAGTTTCCGAGATGTGTCACATCCAAATCCTTGTCATAGTGACGAGTCATTGTGATATCGCCAGTTTCAGCCGGCGCACACAATAATTCCGGGAATTGTTGACCACCGACATAAAGCTTTTCAACGGCCGCGGTTATTTCACCGCCAGATACCTGGGCAAAATAGCCAGTTAAATCAGGATGGACACCTTCTAGTACTGGCTTGATTTTTGCCAGTAGTTGTCTTTGCGCGAATTTCAGTCCCATTGCCTATGTCCTCCGTTTAACCGAGTGTTGAAACTAGGTTTGATTTGGTTATTTCAACTTCTATCGTATCTCCGATGGAAGAAACGCGACAGCTAACCTTTGCCTTAACCACGCCAGTGGCTAACTGTGACAGCGGATTAATTGCATCAGAAACATTGACCTTATAACCGGGATCAATAAATTTGCCATTTAAATCGTACGCTGAGAAAAGACCACCAGATGTTGATAGCGGATCGAGTAGGGAGACCAGGACGGCCTGCACTTCGCCGAATAAAGATTGTCTTCCGTCAATGACCGAAAAAACCAGCGACTCAAGTTTCAGTTCCGCCTGCGTAACAATGTAATTCAGTGTCTCTCTGGCGTTTATGTATCGGTAATTTGCGTTATCTGAGGATGCCGAACGCGCTCCGTATATCCTGACACCACCGGCTATCAATCTAATTGGATTGACGTTTCCGGCGTCAAGAAGATTACCGGCAGCCGAACCAATTGCATACTCCACTCCGCTAACAAATTGAGCCTGTGTCTTTATCCCGGCGTATGCGGCCCAAGAGCCGACCTGGTTATGTTGCTTAGCTCTCTTGCCTGCCACATAGCCCTCACACGGAACACTAATACTAATCTCGCCGCGTGGTATTTTTACCCATGGATAAAACCAGGCTGCCCCGTCCGCACCAGCTGTTTCCTGATACTCATCCGCTTTGGCTATAGCGCCGCTTGATGTTTCGTCTTGTCCAAAGCCGAGCAACGCAACTCTATTCATGGACTTTGCGTGTGCAATCAATGCGTCATAGACGGTGTCGTCATACATACCCGGTGCACAAACGGCGCCCGGCCCTGTTACTGACCCAAAAACCGCGATTGCTTCAACCACGTCGCCTGCGTCCATTGTTACAGCTCCATCGTCACCACCGGCGAATACTTGATCCGTTACGGTTGCTGGCAGTAGGGCGGATGCGCCGGGTACGGCAGAAACATAGATTCGTGCCTGCGCTGAGCTATTTATTTCGGATACGGCCTGGGCAACAGTCGTGAATGCCGGGCTACTGTAAACAATTACTGTATTACTTTTTACTTTAACTTTAAATGACGTTGTGGAATTTACAACAGATGCGGTCAGCTGGGTGTTTGCCCATGTGCCCTCGCCGGACGCCAGCAACTTAAGTGCCTCTAAGGCGACGCTATCCACCAACGAAGACGAAGCGGAAACGGCATCATCCGGGATTGCCCTTGAGATGAAGCAACGTGTTCCGCCCTCTTGGAAAAATGTTTCAACCGTTTCGTATGTGTACGCCGTTGAGATGGAGTTCCCATAAAGCAGGATGTAGTCGGCAAGGCTTGAAACCAGCAACGCTCCGCCCTGTGGGCCCTTTTCTGTTTGTCCAGCGACGAATAGGGCCGATGTTGGATTTGCAGTTGTGCCAGATGGGCCAGTTGCAGTTGCTGTTGTGAGTACGATACCGGGCATTTTAATTTCCTCCATTTTCCTCGTAGTTAAGCGAGGAGTTCAGCCAAAACGATAATACCATTATGCAATGGGTTTATTTAGCAACCAATTTTTTTTTTGTTGATTGTGTCCTATTGGCTAAACAAGTTTACACCACCGGACAGCAGCCCGGTGACGAATGCCCTATACCGCTGCCGACAAACGGCACATAGGCGTTCAGTTTCCTTTTAAGCACCGGCCTTATGTCGGAAAGGTAATCTCCTTCGGAAAATGGGATAATAATCGCCAGACCGCTAGAAACCGCCGCCATTCCGACCCTGTCCGACGGCTCAATGAGACATACAGCCCCAGGGGCCAGATGTCTACCAATCTCGGAAATCTCCAAAATACGAGAAGAGACATTCTGCACCTGTATCAAATTACTGAATTCAGCCGGCAATTGCAAGACAACCCCAGTCAGGGTATAGAAAAGCATATGGCCAGATTAGGGAAATGTGACAACGGCCGCCAGGACGTCAGAATCCGCCAGTAACGATTCCTCTAGATTTTTTTGGTTTATAAAGAACCTGATTTCCTCAAGTTCGGCGATTGGCTCACGCATTACTGGTTCTTCTATTCTTAAATCATACGAAATATACGCCCCGGCCAAAAATCGGTCACCCTTGAGTAGGGTCAGTTCTGAATACTCCTCACTTACCGAGGACTCGTCGATAACGGCATCCCGCATCGGATTGGCCCGCTGCAGGCATGGGTGATCGAGAAGGGCCGATCTGACGACAACGGTGAGACGATCTCTCATAATCGTGGTCGCCTCTGGTCCGTCAGCCCGAGCCCAGACATATGTCCTCATTCCATAATTCACAAAATATTCGGGATCCCCGGTGGCGCTATGACCGGACCTAGTTAATTTTTTTGTAGATATAGCAACGGTTACTATTGTCGGCCACCTATCAAGGACAAGGGGTTCGTAGCCGATAATTTCTTCAAAGTCTGGAAGTTCGGAAGAACTAACCCCCCACGCATTTCTATATCTATTCAGTCGGAGAGGGATGTCGATCCGTAAAAAATCATTGACAAACTGTTTCGCGAACTGCGGGCCATACATTGCCTCAGTAATTACAACGGGCATCAGCCGACCCCAAATTCATCTTTTTCAAATCCGACAATCCATTTGCCGATAAGACCCGCAGCAAACTCCCCAAAGCCAGCTGGCTCAAAAACTATTTGGCGAGCGGGCATATGCCTTGTGCCGTACTGGTGAAATTTTGCATACTTAACAGGCGCCCCCCTAAAAACAATTGACGTTGAGGATCGCGGAATATCTACCAGCCCGACGGTAAGACTGCTCAATAATTTTCCCGTTATAACCATGGGAACGGGGAATCCGTGGGCCAATTTCCACGCTCCATAAGCAGGGCTTAATGGTCGCCATCCCCCAACCGGAAGTCCGTTCGTTGCAAAGTTTGCGGCATTTGATGTTCTGATATAAGCGCTGAAAGAAGGAAACAGAGGAGTTATTGTTTCGGCCTTTGCGAGCATTTTGCCCATAGCCGTATATATGGCTGCGAAATCTGGATCAAAGTCAACATCGTAGGCCTGTCCGGGCGATTTGCCGAATCCAGACATTCTGATTGATTGTTCTGTTCCTTTAATTTCCACCATCACCTTTGTCCAACTTGCCTTATTTAAATTGGAACTAAGAGAGACAGTCATATCGTCACCCCTTGTGAATCTATACATGCTACGAAATCCTTCGTCTGCGGTATTTGCGCATCGCTATTAATTCTTTTTCTAAAAACCCAGTTTCCAGGGGGGCGACATTTCGCGTAGTTAAATCTTTCATTCCAACAGTATCGTCGTGCATGTTTTGAATTTCCCGCGTGGCAGCCCTAAGTACCATAATTTTAAAAACCTTTATCCCATCTCCATCTAGTCCGCCGGAATAATTAACCGTGACAATCTCATTTGGATAGCCGGCAAAAATTTCAACGCCGTAACGATGCACGGTGTAGTCGCTACCGGTGGCAATCGCCGCTCCGCCCGATATGTATGCGTCGATAGACGCGGTATAAGCGACGGTGAATGTTGTTGCCGACACTGATGTTATCTGTAGATTTTGGATATTGTATTGCGTTGGAAGGGCACTAGTAATCCGCACATACTGACCTATGGTAAATGAATTGTCCGCTGTAAAAACAATTGAGTCATCAACCTTGGACGCTTCCGTGACCGTCGCTACCTTGCGAATCGATTCTGCGAGAAAGAGATTCTCCCGCACGGAACCGGCAACCGAAACGCTTAAAACGCTGATTACTGGTGAGTTGCGCAAAGAGATCATGTGACTTGGGGTGATGAAATTTGGCAAATTCCCCGATGTATCCAGGCTGATGTTGTACATAAATGTTGTTCCCGGAATGCCGGCGGAATGACTCGGGATAACATGCTCTTCGGTGACGGTAGTTGGTTGTACGGGCCGATTTAAAAATGATTCCAATTCA